CTGAGTTGAATGAGCAATTTGAAAAGAATATTCAACTGAACAAAAGATTGGTTGAATTGGAAAAAGACATCGTATTAATGAATGTTACTGAAGGACTCACAGACACCCAAGTTGATAAAATTAGAAATTTGAGTGAAAATGTCGAATTCAATAACACTGATGATATGGCGCAAAAAATCACATTGATTAGAGATAATTATTTTCCGTCTGAGACAAGCGTTGAAAGCGGTATTCTTGATGAAAGTGCATTAGAAACTTCGGTAGAAGATTCGCCAGTGGTTCAAGAGGAAAATAAAGTTCAATCGCCTAGGACTATCATGGATGTGTACGCACACGCCTTGAATAAACCTAAAGATTAAATTTTTATAAATAATAAATGATAACATATAAAATCTACTAAGGAGATAAAAACATGCACGATTTAAATGAAAATTATGTACAAGGCCTGAAAGAAAAGTGGGCTCCAGTACTCGATCACGAAGACCAAGCGCCTATTAAAGACGCATATAGAAGAAATGTAACTGCAATTCTTCTAGAAAACACAGAACAGGCAGTTCGTAAAGAAAATGCTCTGGGAAGTCAATCAATGCTGTCAGAAGCAGATGTAGTGGCAAACGTAGCACCTACAACCGGCGCCCTAGGCGGTGACGGCGCAATCAAGTATGCAGACCCAGTGATGATTTCTATGATTCGCCGGACAATGCCAAACCTGATGGCGTTTGACGTTCTTGGTGTGCAACCAATGACAGGACCAACCGGTCTTATCTTTGCAATGAAGTCAAACTATTCTACCCAAGGTGGAACAGAAGCTCTGCATGATGAAGCAGACACCGGATTTTCTGGTGCTGATGCTGCTGGAAACGCACATGCAGGAACAGACCCATTTGCCGGTTCGACAATTACTGGTGCTACTGCTGGAGTTGGTGGTATCGTTACTGAAAGTGAAGCTGGTTTCACAACTGGTGGGCCGGGTACTACTGCTCAATTCGAAAAATTGGGTGACGCTGTTACCTCTGGTGCTCCAACTGCTGATGGTCACTTCAACCAAATGGCATTCAGTATTGACCGCACTTCGGTTACTGCAAAAACTCGCGCACTCAAGGCAGAGTATACAACTGAATTGTCGCAAGACTTGAAAGCTGTACACGGTCTGGACGCAGAGTCAGAACTGTCAACTATTCTTTCGACAGAAATCAATGCAGAAATCAACCGCGAAGTTCTGCGTACTCTTTACGATCAAGCCAAATTGGGTTGTACCGCACAAACTTCAAATAAAGGTATCTATGACCTTGCGACCGACACTTCTGGTCGTTGGACTGTTGAAAAAATCAAAGGTTTGATTTATCAACTAGAACGTGAAGCAAATGTAATTGCAAAAGAAACTCGTCGCGGTAAAGGTAACATGGTTGTCTGTTCTGCTGATGTTGCTTCTGCTCTTGCAATGGCGGGCGTACTTGACAATAACCCACAAATGTCAGTGAATATTTCTTCGGATGATACTGGACAGACATTTGCTGGTGTTATGAACGGTCGTATGAGAGTTTATATCGATCCATATTTCTCTGCTTCCGGTGCTTATGACTTTGCAATGGTTGGTTATAAAGGTTCTTCAGCTTATGACGCTGGTTACTTCTATTGCCCATACGTTCCAATGCAAATGGTTCGCGCCGTTGGTGAGAACACATTCCAACCAAAAATCGGTTTCAAAACCCGTTATGGTATGGTTGCTAATCCATTCGCTGGTGCTGCTCGTACTGCTTCTGCAGCAGGCGCTTTCCCAACTGATGGTAACAGATACTACAGACTTATCAGAGTTGACAATATCAACGTATAAGTTTAAAAAATACTGCAAAAATAATGCAGGAACTTTGGGGGGATTTATTCCCCCCTTTTTTTATGACTAAATAGTAGTGTAATCAGGAGAGAATAATTGAAATATACAGATGTAAATTTTATGAATACTCAATCATTTCAGATAGATATTCCACTAGCTCCTTCTGTCAATGAATGGGTGCAGTCTGTAAGCGTGCCAGGAATTACTCTTGGAGAAGCAAACATAGAAACACCATTTGTTAGACAACCTGAGCCAGGCGATAAACTTATATTTTCGCCACTTTCTTTTTCTTTCATAGTAGACGAAGAAATGAAAAACTGGACCGAAATGTTTAATTGGATGATGGCTCTAGGATTTCCAGAAAATCTTCAACAATATGGAGTCATGCCCCATAATGTTAATAGAGTTTCGGATTTACAAGTAACATGTGACATAAATTTACTTGTATTCAATAATCAAACAAAACCAATCTTAAAATTTAAATTGTTTGGTTGTTTCCCAATTGCTCTGGGAGACATGCCATTAAATGTCGCAGGCACAGATTCAGAAACACCTATCTGTACCGGAGACCTTATGTATAGAAATTATGTAGTTGAAACTATAACTTAATATTATTGTGAGAAAATTATGGAAGAAAAATATTCAGTGAAAATGGCTGAGTTGATGAAAGAGTCTGAAACGGACATTAAAATCAATTTTTTAAGACTAGAAGAAGAGTTGCCACACAATCAAAATTTGATTGGTAAGTGGATGACATATCAACAGGTTTATCAGACAAAATATCAATTTTTAGAACTCGACCATAGAATTGTTGTGGCCGAGAAAACGAAATACTACACCGGAAAACTATCCGAAGATGAAATTCTTGCAAAAGGTTGGGAGATCGAAGGCACAAAGATTTTGAAAGCAGATCTGCATGTCTGGACAGATAGCGATTTAGATATTGTCAAATCTAAAAAGAATTTGTTGATATTGAAACAACTTATACAGTTAATTGACAAGACTTTAGATATTCTTATAGATCAAAAAAAATGGACTATTAAAAATTATATAGATTATAAGAAATTTATCGAGGGTAATTAATGAGTAGATTTTTCGTGAAAAAATTAAATGAGGTACATATTGAAATAGATGCCTCAGAATTTCACATGTTAAAAGAATTAGTGGACTATTTTACATTCAAAGTGCCAGGCGCTGAGTTTATGCCGTCTTTTAAAAATAAAGTATGGGACGGTAAGATACGGATGTTCAATCCTATCAATAGAAAATTATATCTTGGATTGTTAAACCATCTTGATTACTTTTGCAGAAAAAATAATTACATTGTAGAATTTGAAAACGATTTGACAGATACAAATTTTTCAATAGAAAATCTGGCCGAGTTAGTACGACATATAAACCCCCACAGCCAAGGAAAACCGATAGGTTATAGAGACTATCAATTAGACGCCATACATCACTCCATTGTAAACAATAGGACGCTTCTGGTGTCGCCCACTGCGTCTGGCAAGTCATTAATTATCTATACCTTGTGTAGATTTTACAACATGCATCCAAAAGTAAAGTCAAAGAAAATTTTAATAATTGTTCCAACCGTATCGCTTGTGCAACAAATGTATGGCGACTTTAAAGACTATGGATGGAATGTAGAAAGATATTGTCATAAAATATCTGCCGGTGTTGACAAAAACACAGACAAGAAAGTTGTCATATCAACTTGGCAATCTATCTATAAAATGGGGTTTGACTATTTTGATCAGTTTGGAGTTGTCATAGGCGATGAATGTCATTTATTTAAGGCCAACTCGCTGAATAAAATTATGGACAAAATGACTAACTGCAAATATAGATTTGGCACAACTGGTACGCTGGACGGTACGAAAACTCATAAACTGGTTTTGTCTGGTATGTTTGGTGATGTAAAACAGGTGACTACAACCAAAGCTTTAATCGACAGTAAAACTCTTGCAGATTTTAGAATCAACTCTATCGTTCTCAAATACAAACCCGAAGATTGTAAATATATAAAAACTCTCAAATATTCTGATGAAGTAGAATGGATCGTAACAAATCCTAGACGAGCTGCATTTATAAAAGACTTGACATTGACACTAAAAGGTAATACATTAGTTTTATACAACTTTGTTGAAAAACACGGCGTACCAATGCACAAAATGATATCTGAGTCTGCTGAAGAAGGTAGAAAAGTATTTTTTGTAAGTGGAAATGTAAAGGCAGATATGAGAGAAGAAATAAGACATACGACAGAGCTAGAAAGTGATGCAATAATTATTGCCTCATATGGCACATTTTCAACTGGTATAAATATAAGGAACTTGCACAACGTAGTATTTACTTCTCCTTCCAAAAGTAGAATCAGAAATCTACAATCTATTGGACGTGGTCTCCGAAAAGGAAATGGAAAGACATCGGCTGTATTATATGACATTGCAGATGATTTAAGGTATAAGACTTATATGAACTTCGCTATACGACATTTTTATGAAAGAATAAATATTTACAACGAAGAAAAGTTCGAATTCAAAATAAATGAGGTAAATCTTTATGACTAATGAAGAAAAAAATATTTCAGAATACAAAGTATTACGACTTATGACAAAAGAAATAATTATTTGTAAAGTGAATAATTCAGGCCCAGAACCGACGAATTGGTGGACACTAGAAGATCCATTTGAAATAAAATCTTTTATGAATCCAAATACAGGAGATTTTAATTCCACACTTATTGATTGGTTGCAGTTTGCCTCAAGCACAGAAACAAGAATTAGTTTGAATGATATTTTAACTGTTTCTGATCCTGATGGAGAAGTGCTAGAACACTATATTTCTATTATAAAAAGAAAAAAAGGCATTGTTGAATATCAGGTAAAAGACGCCAATGAAGCATTAGAAATAGTAGAAAAAATAAAATCAAAAGAACTAGAGCCTTCATTCGAGGATTATATGGAAATCCTCAACACCAATAAAGTATATCATTAATTAATATTCTTTAAAGGTACACATACCTATTGTAACACCGAAATATTACCATGTCAAGAAGAAAAACAAAATTATTTTCTATTGACATGATCTTTTTTCTGTGGTATTATAGAGTAATTATATTGACAAGGATATGTTATGGCAAAAAAACAGAAAAGAAATCATTATGTTGACAACAAGCAATTGTTGGCTGCAATGATTGTTTACAAAGATGAAGTGAAAAATGCATTAGAAAAAGAGACCGAAAGGCCTAGGGTTCCCAACTACATAGGGGAATGCATCATGAAGATTGCACAACACCTATCCTATAAACCTAATTTTATCAACTATACTTACAAAGATGAAATGATATCCGATGGTATAGAAAACTGTCTTTTGTATATAGATAATTTTAATCCAGAAAAGTCAAGCAATCCATTCGCATATTTCACTCAGATTATCTATTATGCCTTTATTCGAAGGATTCAGAAAGAAAAGAAACAGACTTATGTGAAGTACAAATCACTAGAAAATCAAGAATTGATAGATGAGATTATGCAAGGCCCTAATGGTACTCCGGTAAAAAATAATTTTATGGAATTTATTCAGTCAAATATGGATGACTTTCTTTCAGATTTTGAGGAAACTCAAAGGAAGAAAAAAGAAAAAGCCAAAGAAAAAAGAAATAGTAAGGAAACTGAAACTCCATGAAAATTGCCTTGATTACGGACACCCATTTCGGTGCGCGTGGCGACTCTTTGTTGTTCCATGAATATTTTATGAGGTTTTATGATGAAATCTTTTTTCCTTATCTCGAAGAAAATAATATTGATACTATTATTCACCTCGGCGATGTTACTGATAGACGTAAGTTTATCAACTACAATATTCTGGACGGGCTAAAGTCTGGATTTATCGAAAAGATGAAAAAATATGACACTTATTTTATTATTGGTAATCATGATGTGTATTATAAAAACACAAACCGTATTAACTCTATGGAACAACTTTTCGGCGATAGTTTCAAAACTTATACAGAAGCGACCACTCTTAATATTGGTGGTGTTGATATTTGTTTTGTGCCTTGGATAAACTCTGAAAATCATGATCAAACAGTAAAACATATCAAAAAAACAAAAGCAAAGATTGCTCTAGGACATTTAGAATTGAATGGTTTTGAAATGATGCGCGGTATCAAGTGTGAGGCTGGTATGGACGTAAATCTTTTCAAAAAGTTTGACTTGACATGCTCAGGACACTTTCACACAAAATCAAGTCAGGGTGCAATTCATTATCTGGGTGCGCCTTATGAAATGTTTTGGAATGATTGCAACGATACAAAAGGGTTTCATATCCTAGACACAGATGATAATGATTTGGATTTTATTACTAATCCTTTTAACATGTTTCATAAAATCTGGTATGACGACTCGAAGTCTATGTTATATCCAGAAGATTTGAAAGACAAGTATGTAAAACTTATTGTCGTAAACAAATCAGATCAATTAAAATTTGATATTTTTATTGATGATCTATATAAATCAGGAGTTGCTGATTTGTCTATTGTAGATGATACTGATTTTGAGTTTGAAGAGTCTGGCGATGTAGATACGACAGAAGATACCATGTCACTGCTGACAAACTATATTGACAATTATGAGATTGATGTAGACAAAAATAAATTGAAACAAATTATGCAGGAACTTTATGTTTCTGCCCTAAGAGGTGAATAATGATAACATATAATTATGATGAATTTATGGTAGATTGTTTTGGTGACTATACCAAACCAACTTTGGAAGAATTTAGGTATGAGTCTGAACAGACATACACTGTTGACAAACCATCTTTATATGAGTTCTCTCTCAAACTATCAGAAGACGATATTAGACATGTTGATTTTGATTCTTGGTCGCAAA